GGTCCAGTGTGGAGCGGCCATTCAGATCTCACAAGACTACAGTTCCATGGTGAACTTTGCACGTTGTAAAGTTCTTGGTGCTAACGTTCTCAGAGGAAAGAATCAGATTCCCTGGGATGGTAAACTCGAATATGATTATCAGTTGTGGATTGATAATGATATCGTCTTCAATACTGAGAGTTTTATGAGACTCTATCAGTTGGGGATGGAAAAAGAAATCGCAGCTGGTTGGTACGCTACTGAAGACGGCATGACCACTTCCGTCGCTCACTGGCTCGAAGAAGAAGACTTTGTGAAGAACCGTGGTGTTATGAACCACGAAACCGTTGAGACGATCTCTAAGCGTCGTAAACCATTCACCGTGGACTACACTGGTTTCGGTTGGGTTCTGATCAAGAAAGGTGTCTTTGAGAACCTTGAGTACCCCTGGTTCGCTCCTCAAATGCAGGTCTTCGAGTCAGGTGATGTACAGGACATGTGTGGTGAAGACGTGTCGTTCTGTCTCGATGCCAAAAAGAATGGCTTAGAGATCTGGTGTGACCCTCGGATTCGTGTCGGACATGAAAAGACAAGGGTTATTTGAGGTTTATGTCAGCGGCGAACTCGTTTACTCGACAAATGATGAGATCGCCGCTCTTGACAAAATTCAGGACCTTGCGTTAGATTATCACGAGACAGGAGTTCCTGATCCATCCACTATTGAATTCGTAAGACATGGCGAAACTGAAAGCCTCCCTAACAGGGAAAACAATTATTGAGTCAAAACCGAAAAAAACTCGACAGGGCTGCGGTCAACACACCAAGTATGCCGCATCCTCTCGGAATAAAGCACGCAAACGTTATCGAGGACAAGGAAAATGAGTTACAACATTACACTGATCACTGAAGATGGTGAAGTGCAAATCACATGTGATGAAGACACTTCAATTCTAGATGCTGCTGAAGAACAGGGTGTTGACATGAACTATTCATGTCGTGCAGGCGCCTGTTCCTCCTGTGCAGGTAAACTGGTAGAAGGTACGGTTGATCAAGAAGATCAATCATTCCTTGATGATGACCAAATTGACGCTGGTTTCATTCTGACATGTGTGGCCAAACCCACTTCAGATTGTGTGGTTGAGACTGGTAAAGAAGACGAACTGTATTAATAATCATGACGGGGGGTCACAAGACCCCCTTTTTTGTGTTTAAATAGTGGAAAGGGATAGAAACCCCTCAAAAAGTTCTGTTTTTCCCTATAAAGACAGAAAAATGGCTCAAAATCCAGTAGATCTAGGTAAAGATTTTATTGAAAGTGGAATGAGATTGATTACTCAGAGGTCATCAGACGAACTTTTGAAGAAGGCTCATGACCAAAAGTATGAAATTCCCGAAGATAGGATGTCAAGACCATGTGGAGGCCCTGGTGGTTTTGATGATTTTGTCGAACGTTGGCATGAGTAGTATAAATATATGAGACCAAAGTGTATCGTTAGATGCCTGCTATTGGACAATCACGATATTTTAAGGATATTTCCTTAAGTTTTAAGAGACATCCTGTAACGAATGACCTTATTTCGTTAACAAACGAAGCAGCCATCAAAAAATCAGTAAGAAATATCGTTCAAACCATCAATGGTGAACGACCATTTAACTCACTGATTGGTTCTGAGATTAGAAATTCGTTGTTTGAACCAGCAGATCGTGAAATTTTACTGCGTTTAGAACAAGAAATTGAGACCGCAATCAAAAACTTCGAAAAAAGAGTCAGATTGAGGTCTGTTAACGCTAGAAATCCAGTAGATTCTAACGAAATTGAAGTTATAATCAATTACGATATTATTGGTGAAGTCTTCCCTCCACAAGAAGTTTCATTTATTCTTCAACCAACTAGACAATAATGGCTTTCACACAGTATACAACTCTAGATTTTGAAGAAATTAAGGCTTCATTGCGTGATTATTTGAGATCTAACTCAAATTTTACTGATTTTGACTTTGAAGGATCGAACATGTCGATCCTTCTTGATGTACTTGCGTATAATACTTACATCAATGCGTACAACACCAACATGGTGGCTAACGAATCATTCATTGATTCTGCCACTTTGAGAGAAAATGTTGTTGCTTTAGCTAGAAATGTTGGATATGTACCCAGATCTCGTAGATCTGCAACTGCCCAGATAAGTTTTAGTGTTAATCTTGGTACAGGCCAAACAAAATCCACCCTGACACTGAAAGCTGGTATTGTTGCAATCGGTGATTATGCAAATACTAACTATACTTTCTGTATTCCAGAAGATATTACGAATCCAGTTGTTAATGGTATTTGTAATTTTACTGTAAATATTAAAGAAGGAACGTTTTTAACCAAAGAATTTATTGTAGACGCATCACAAACAAATCAGAGATTTGTAATTCCAAATTCTTTCGTTGATACAACAACAATTAAGACAAGAATAAGAGATACTAGACAATCTACAACAAGTAGAGTTTGGAATTTGGTTGATAGTATTATTGGCCTTAATTCAGACTCTGAAATTTATCTTCTTCAAGAAGTAGAAGATGAGAGATATGAGATTATATTTGGTGATGGTAGATTTGGTAAGAAATTATCAAACAATAATGTAATATCCGTTTCATACATTACGACAAATGGAGTAAATGGTAATGGTGTTACCAACTTCTCGTTTGCGGGTACGCTAATTGATAATGATGGAGTCTCAGTTACGAGTGGAATATCTGCATTAACGACAAATTCTTCGGCATCTAATGGAGCTGAGATTGAATCTCTGTCATCGATCAAAAAATTAGCACCAAGATATTACTCTTCTCAAAGAAGAGCAGTTACCGCATCGGATTATGAGTCTATTATTCCCATAATTTACCCAAATACTCAAAGTGTTGTTGCATATGGTGGTGAATCTGCGACTCCTCCACAGTTTGGAAAAGTTTTTATATCAATAAAACCTTCAAATGGTCAATATATTTCCGAATTTGATAAGAGAACTATTATTGATAAGTTAAAATCATATAGTATTGCTGGAATTAGACCAGAATTGATTGATTTGAAGTTTTTGTTTGTTGAATTGGATTCAACTGTATACTACAACGTTAATATCTCTCCAGGAATTGAGTCTATTAAGACATCAGTAACTGAAAATCTTACAACATATTCAAATTCTGATGATTTGAATAAATTTGGTGGAAGATTTAAGTATAGTAAAGTTCAAAGAATTATAGATCAAACAAGTACATCAATTACATCCAATATTACTAAAGTAAAAATTCGCAGAAATCTTGAAGCTAACACTTCAAATCCAGCACAATACGAATTATGTTTTGGTAATCAGTTCCATGCTAACAATGATGGTTATAATATAAAGTCTACTGGATTTACGGTTGATGGAATTAAGGGAACAGTCTACATGACTGATAGATATGTTTCTTCTACTTTAGGAGAATTGTTCTTGTTTACTCTTGGCCCAGATAACCTACCAGTGGTTGTTAAAAAGAACGCTGGTACTGTAAAATATGACGTTGGTGAAATCCTTATAGATACTGTAAGGATTATATCTACAGAAAAACCTCAAAATATAATAGAGGTTGAAGCTGTACCCGAATCTAATGATGTTTTGGGTTTGAAAGACTTGTATGTCCAACTTTCTGTAGAGAAATCTACCATTTCCCCAGTTCTTGATGTAATTGCTTCTGGGTCAGACACATCTGGCACTAGATTCGTAACAACATCCAGTTTTTCCAACGGTAAGTATATCAGAGAATAATGATCGACACATCTTCTAAAAAGATCCAGGTTAATCAGGTAGTTTTTAACCAATTACCTTCTTTCGTACAAGAAGAAAATCCATTATTCGTTGATTTTCTCAAAACTTACTACGTTGGCCAAGAGAATTTAGGTGGAGCTTTAGATATTTCTTCAAATTTGAATGAATATCAAAAAGTAGAGACTTTTAGTGGAAACACCAATCTAATTGGGTTTACTACTTGCACTTCAAAGGTAAACTTCTTTGATTCCACAATCAATGTGACATCCACTGATGGGTGGCCTGATTCATATGGTCTTTTGAAGATTAATGATGAAATTATTTCATATACAGGAAAAACAAATACTTCATTCACGGGTTGTTTTAGGGGATTTAGTGGTGTTGAGAGTCTCCATGGAAATGTAAATCCAGATACTCTTGTTTTTTCTGAAACCACTGC